TTTCTGAGTCTTGCTTATCTCCAGCCACCTTGTCTGTGCTGTGTCTCTGAGCATCTGCTGACTAAACGTCCACTGCTTGTTGTAGGACTTCATCACTTGCTCATTAACTTGAACAAAGCTCTGACCAATCTTCGCTACCCAGTCCTTGTTGCCACTTATCTCGCCTCTCTCTGGCATACCACCTACAGGCCCACACAACACAGGCATTCTACTCGTCTTCAGTCTGTTAATTGGGACGAGGAAGTCACTACCTGCTGTCAGTGCATGGTAGATGTCAGTGCCGTCTTTCACAAAATAGTCACTGATGGTATAGGATTGAGTTTTGTTGAAGCCAAGCTTCGGCACAAGCCAACCTCTACTCACTGCTGCCCTCTGTAACTCACTCCCATTCATGGAGAACACCCTAGCAACCTCATCCATGCCGTTCTCGCTGAAGTTGGGGAATACTTCTGCTGGATGCCAGATATCAGCTACCAGACCGTCATCGCTAGCCCAACTAAACACACTGTACCATCCTGTCATAAGCATATGTCCATACAGGGTACGTAGCCAGCTGCCTCTTCCTGATTGTCTGTTTCGGCTGTTAACGTCTGCCCACCCAGTATCAACAATCCTCTCATCCATCTCAGCTTCCGGTATAGCCTCATCTACCAGCCTATCCCTATTATACCTGTGAGGGATGGTTTGGCTGGACAACAGATACAACAACACATTGTAGTTAGCTCTTGGGTCGTTGGCAACGAAGGATTCCATGCCTTCCTGCTTCAACTCATCCTCAAGGTCTAACACCTTCATCCAGTCCTTAAACTTATTGTTGCGTTTAGACCAGAAGCCCTTCAGCCCCTCTGCTCTATCAGTGACATTCTGTGCACTCAGTACGTCCATATCTTACTCCTTTAATTAAACCTCAACTACCTATCAACTACCTACCAACTCCAGCCACTTTCGCCAGCGAAACCAACTTCCTGTGGAATAGAACCTCTACACACCAGTGCAATAGATGTACTCATCACATAGTCATCAGCTCCGATATTAACTGGCCTACCATTGTACCACCTGATGTTGCGGAGTTGACTCACAATCCTAATATCGTGGCACTCAATCAGCTTCAGCAGCCTATTAACTTCCGTCATCATGTAGGGCTTGGTACGAGTGTTCGTATACCAGCCAGGCTTATTGGTAGGGATACCAGTCATTGGGTCAACGAAGTTATACAGATTCTGATAATCCTTAGCATAGTTGATGAACTCCAAGTTCGCCTCTGCTGCCAACTCCGCCATATTGTAGAATCTACACAACTCCTCCACCATTGGATAGAAGACGTCAGACGTATGCAGCCCACTCAGTGTCGCACAGTGGACAATCTTCTCAACTTGTACTTCAAGAGTGGGGTCAGACCTACTTGGCACAACTTCATAGTCAGTATACCACACTGTAGCGACACTCTTTGACTCCTTGCCCATGCCTGGGTCGACTCCCACAATGTACTTTCTGTTAATTTCTGGGTGAATCCATATGTCTGTACCAATGTGGCTATCAAGAGATGGGTAACAGTCCCTGCTTAACCTCTCCACCTGTCCTACATCATAGAAAGCATCCCCTGCAGCCAAGAAACACGTCACATCGTCTTCAGGATACTCCTGATTGAACAGCAACCTCGTAGTTCCCTGCCTGTTGAGGCTTTCCATCTCAGCAATCTTCAGCCTCCTCCACCTTATCTGGTCCTCAGTAGCCCCAAGCTTCTTAATTACCTGGAGTTCATCCTCACTGTAGCACAGCTTCCCTCTATCAACTGACCTCGCATAGGGGCTGTCGGCACTGAGACTATACTCCGGCATAGCAGTCCAAGGGAAGAACATGGACTTGAACATACTCTTCCCACAATCGAAGCCTTCCTGTGCTGCCCTATACATCTCACAGAACTGATTGTCCTCTCCATTGGGAGTAGATCCCACCACAACCACCCCGCTAGGAGGAACTCTCTGGATAGTTGGCAGGGCAATCCGCTCACTATCACCACTCTGCCAGAACGCGTGCTCATCCAGCACCAACCTGTGTATCGTGTCACCTCGACCAAACATGAAGGAGTTGGCACTACCAATATAGAACGACCCAGGAAAGTCCTCAACCCCTATCTCGTAGGTGGATTTATGTTTCAACTTTGGCAGTGAGGGTATATCATTACTCAGGTGGTAGTAGAACTTATGTGCCTTATTGAGAATCCTTTGTGCCACAAACTCATTATAGCTAATCAGAACCGCAGTTGTACCTGGCTGAGTCAACACGTCTATAAGGAAGTTGAGTATGATTATGGTACTGAACCCTACCTGACCTGGCTTTACCACAATAATCTTACTACCAGTTGTCAAGTTGTCGACTAACTCCGACTGTATCGGGTTCAGAACCATCGGCACTACATGAGTGTCCTTGTCTTCAATCTTCACCAGCGTCTCTATAAATGCCTTCCTATTATTCAATAGATAGGTCATGGCCTTTTCAACATCTGGTATGTTAGAACGTCTAGCAGTCACTAAGGGTCATCCTCACTTCTAGGTCTGTTAAGGTTATTCATTGTCTGCACAGGGTGTTTAATAACTGGTACAGCCATACCATGCATCTGCTTTAGCGAACCAAGATCAACAGCGTCGTTTTCTGTCGATGAGCAGTGCTTGGTGAGCTTGTTACCGTTGCTTATGGTCAGACTCAACTGCCACAAAATCAGCGCTGACTGTAGCGCTAGTGCTCCTATAATTATCGCAGCAAACGGCTCAATCATGTGTGGTAGCCTCCCTTATATCCTACATTCCAGGTTGAGGTTGATGTACGACGACTGGATGGGCGATGTGGAGAGGCTCCTCTACCTCTAGTATTGACACGAGATACTTGTGCCTTCCTGATGTTGCGGCGACTAGCGGCAGACTTCTTACCACTGACCACGACTACCGACTCACTTCCAACCTAACTACATCAGCGTTCCTAGCCATTTCGACAATGAACTTGCTGAAGTCGAAGTTCTTCTTCCCTTCATCGCTAATGATGGCACGGATGACTTGCAGTTGCTGAGGTGTATACTGTCCTCTCATCTTCATGAGGTAGTCTTGGTCGAACTTCGTCATCACCCGTTCATCATCAAGACTCTTATTCACAACCTCATAGTCCTTCCTCAGAACCAATGTGAAGTTGCGAACAAACTCCATATTGAGGAACTGTTCTTGGAGCTTTGACTGTAGCTCCGGTAACGTATCCTCTAGTTCGACAAACTTTGGGTCAGTCTCTCGCCACTGGCTGATAGAGGGTTGGCTAATGCCGATGAGCTTACCTGCTTCCTTGTTGGTGAACCCACAAGCCCTATAGGCTAGGTACCTAGCCTTGTTGCTGTCCCAACTATAGGGAAGCAAACTCATGGCGATGGACAACTCTGGTGGTTGTCCTTCTATCACTACCCCAGCTTCACTGTCAGTGTTTTCTCTAGGGTCCTGGAGTCGTGGTAATGTACTTCGTTCCACTTCGTTACTTCCTCACTCACTTCGCCTATCAATACCTAACTTCATCACAGTCTAATTATACCACGCCAGCCACCATTTGTCAAGGTTGTAATAAATAATGACTGTTATTGACAACTGATTATTTATGTGTTATAATTATAATCAGGATAAATCAATAAGGGAGTTAGTTATAACCTATGGGACAGATTGATAAGAGAAACCCCACTATCAAGACTGACATACAGGAAGAGAAGCGCAACTCCGATGCCAGACGAGTACGAACACTATCCCAGCTCGGCTACTCTCCCACCACCATCTCCATGCAGACAGGACTAGACTTCGAGTTCGTAAAGTCAGTTGTGGATGAACTCCATGCACGTTAGTTTCTCCAACTGTCGCAAGACTGCCAAGTGCCGTTACTGTCCTAACCCCATCGAAACTGGACAACCTATGGTGGTAGGTAGGTCAAGGAAGGAGTCAGCTGGCGGTAAGTACTACTACTTCACCTCCCGCTGGCATCCACAGTGTTACCTCGACCAAGGTCTACAATACCTCGACAAACACCCATACACTCCCGCCACTAAAGGTCGTCCTGTACTCAACCTCACTTCAGGGCAACGCACCCATCGACTCTCACTCCTGCGCATCAGGGCAACCTCTGTCCAGAGAGTTCGGGCTGAGTTACAGAAACTCCTACCCAACTACAACATCATCCAGCACCACGGTACGAAACTGCAAGAACTTTATAAGGAGATAGAACATTATGGTGGAGCTCCGAAATCGTGGCAACAGCCAACAGTTGAGTCAACAGAATCAGCGCAGTCAACAGAACCTCCCGCTATACAGCTTACAGAATCGCAATCCCAACCAGCTACAGATGAGGGAAGTGAAACTACCAACCAAGTCACAGATGGAGTTTGACTACAACCCCATCTGTCCTGATGGAGCTGCTCACTACTACAAACAGGTCGAGCCACTGTCATACTTTTGGCGATGTAAGTACTGTGGGCAGATAGTAGCGTTGCCTACCAGCTGGACAGAAACAGATGAATGTACTGTGCTTCGTCGCAGACTACCTGCTCGTGACGTTATGATTAGCCTCATTTGTGAGGAGTTAAGTAGGTTGAGGGCTTATGCCAAACTCACCAACCAAGTTGTGTCTCCTCACCTCCTGTCTGTTTGTGATAAGAACTGGAACTCCAAGACAAAGGCTGATGCCATCAGAACTCTCTCCATGTGTATTCAGAGGTTATAGGAGAACATTATG